CGGCCCGGCGCAGTATCCACGCACAAAATAATCGCCATTTTTAATTCCAATAACCGGCTTGGCAACCAGATCAACAAATTCATCCCATGTTTCAATCGTTTCTGAGCTGTAAAGAGTAGCAAAACCACCACGGAATAGAGATATTTTCATTTTTATTTGCTCCCATTTGTGCGTAATTCCTCGACTGTTTCCGCCTTTATTTTTCTCCGGCCGCCGAACCACACAAACGGGATTTTACCTTCCTGGATCATTTTAATAATCCAGCTCTGTGATACCTCAATCGCCTCCGCCGCCTCCATTGTCGTGTACCATTGTTTTTCATTTTTCATATCATTTACTCCTTACTGATTTATTTTTCATATTTTTTCATATTAAAACGGGCAATCATCTTCAAACAACGGGACGTCAGGCTCGCCTACCCCAATGCTGGTATCTTCGTGTTGTATAATATTTTTGACTTCAGGATAATTCCCATTAATATCAACTATTAACTCCATCGGGACAACAAACTCATTGACCGCCCGGCGCTCGAATTCTTCGCACGATGTCGGATACGGATCAAACCCGCCCATTTCCTTCCAACGTTTTGCCCCCGCTGACACCGCATAACCGGAATAATAATCTTCCATGCAAAACCAGACTGACAAAAAGCGGAAACGATTACAGATAAATGAGCATTTGCCTAACTGCTTCCCGTTTTTAGATTGGTGGATTGTCATATAGATTTCATCGGGCCGGACAACTACCGGCGGATCAGGTTCAAACGAAACGTCCTTCATCTCCGGCACAAACGCCGCTTCAACGATTTCCGGAGCGGGCCACTCGTAGCCGCACTTATCACATATTTTTAAGGCCTTATGGACTTCAATAAAACATTGAGGACAAAACTTCCATATTTCATCTTCTTTTTTCTTGCCTTCAACTACTTTCTTGGGAACGTCTGCTTTTACGGAATCTATGTCAGTCCCAAACCTTGAAACATTATCTGTCAAATCTAACACGAAGCCATGATTTTTATTAGGATGAATCCTAAGAACACGGCCTATTGCCTGCATGTATAGCCTTGCGCTAAGTGTGGGTCTTGCGAACACCAGACAATCCAGGGCCGGGTAGTCAAATCCCTCCGCAAGGATATTGACGCTGGTGCAAATTCTTATTTTCCCAGAACGCCAATCATTCATATTTATTTGTCTTTCGATTGGGGACAGGTCACTATGGATAGTTGTGCATGGTTCAGTTTGATTAATAACATTTTTCAATTTTTCAGCGTGCGCGATAGTTGTGCAGAATACACAAATTGTTTTATATTCGCTAAGATACATGTTTATTGCATCCGCAGCGGTTTTTATATGGATTTCTTTTGACATGATTTCGCCAAGCTGGGAAATGATAAAGTCACCTTGAACACCTACTGTTTCCAAGTCTTTTTTAAGACAATCAGCATGAGCAATTTTCCCTTTCAATGGCACAAGATAGCCTAATTTCAATAATTGTTGATAAGTAATCCGGTGAGTTATATCATCAAAAAGATTTTTATCAGGATCAACACAAGCTCGCCCGAATATTTGTCCCCAGCCAAGTTTATATGGAGTGGCAGTACAGCCTAATATTCTTAAATTACTATTTTTTTGTTGGAGATAATCAATTATTTCACCGTACTGACCTTCTTTTGTATAATTATGGCATTCATCAATAATTAACAGATCCGCCCCTGGGTATTCATCTTTCATGTTAATCAAGGTTTGAACTGTTGCGATAGTTATCCTGGCGTCTATTATCTTTTCACCAAAGCTAGAGCAGGCAATTCCAATGTTACGCCTCGGAATATCAGTGTTTTTTAATAATGTTTCCAAAAATTGATTAATCAATTCGGTTTTATTGACAAGTACAAGAAAACGCCGGTTTGTTTCCCGAAAATATGCTCTGATTAATCTGCAAATTATAACCGTTTTCCCGCATCCCATTATTCCAACAAATAATGAATTTTGTTTAATTTTCAATGATTCATCAATGGCGTCTAATGCTTCTATTTGATAAGGTCGTAATTCAATCAAATTTAATCTCCTGTTGTTTTTTTTGCCTATGTTCTTTGTAGTGGCAATCAGTGCATAGGGTAACTAGATTATTTATATTGAAAAAAGGCTCATGTTCAAGTGCAAGCCGGACTAAATCATCTTTGCTTGTTTTTTTGGGATATAATTTCACAAATTTAGAATATATTTTGGCAAACGGGAATATATGATGGGCGTGGAGATATTTTCCTTTTTGACCACATAAACGACAAGTAAATTCATCACGTTCAAAAACATCATGTGTTATTTTTTTTGTTTTAGATGAACACCTAATAGATCTTATAATAGGAGTTCTACCATCTTTATATTTTGGGTTATTTTTGCCAAAGTTATTTTTCCCCCTGCAAGACATTGAACAATATACTATTTTTGATCTTTTTATTCGGGTTTTTTCTATTATTATTCTTTTTCCACAATACCCGCAATTTACCATTATTTTGGTTGTTTGAGCTATATTGGCGCATGGTACAGAACAATACTTATTTGTTTTTTTCCTTGCTAAAAAAGCCATCCCACAAATAAGACAAGTTTTAATTGTTGTACTTCCTTTAAAATTATAATTATTTTCTCCTGAATTTAACTTCCCCATACATTTTTTTGAACAACATATGTTTTTTGTTTTATTAAAACGTGCCTTTATTACTGCCATCTCTTTCCCACAATATGAACAATTAGTTTTTACCCGATCTACTTGTGAAAGATTTCTGCAATTATTTGAACAATATTTTGCTGATTCATATTTGTTTTTTCTTGGAAAAAACTCTTTACCGCAAACCGCGCACTTCTTCGATAGCATCCCTGATTTCCTCCATGCTTCTGATCAAAAAATACTTTCCGCCGGCATCAGTTATAGCTTGCTCAACTTCTTTTTGAACCTGCGATTGTCTTCCTTTTTCTGTCTTACATTCGATGCCACAAAATATAGAGTCAACCAGCAAAATTATATCCGGTGTCCCAGCGGGCGCTCCTTTGAAAACTCTTCCGCCTTGAGTTATTACTGAACCTGAATTTGCTCTGAAATAAAAAATTGGATATGTTTTTTTATAATAAGCCAAATAATCAAGGCAACCCCTCATCAACTGTTTTTCACTAGTCATTTATAATTATATCCTTTGGTTGTAATTCAAGCGCCTGGCTCAATCTTTCAACACTTTGGAATGAGCAGCCCTTAGTGATGTAATAATCAAGAAGTTGCCTGCTTATGCCTATATATCGAGCAAAATCGGCCATTGTCATATTTAACTTCTTAATTCTATTGCGAACCTTTTTTTCATTTATTTTCATATTAACCTCCGTGAGATTACTATATTGCACAATAAATAAATAAAGTAAAGTTTTTTTTTGACAATGCAAAAAATATCTTGACACATAATTTTTATGGTGTTATAAGCGTAGCCAAATACAGAAACGAAGATGCAAACTGGACTGCATCGGGATTTCTAAAAGGAGGCAACATGAAAGATTTGTTAAAGAATTTCCTCATAGCAAAAAGTGTTGAGGAAGCGGCGCGTGAAGGACGCATCGCAGCGGAGGAGGCCATCATCGCAAAGATGGGAAACTTGAAACTCGAAGGCACGACGACAAAGGAGGTCGAAAACTACAAAGTCTCCGTCACAACCAAACTCACCCGGACGCTCGACTATGACAAATACGTCGCCCTGGGCTTGCCGAAAGAACTCCAGTTTGTTGATTTTAAACCTACAATCAACCTGACTGCATACAGGGCAGCTTCGCTTGTTAATCCCGCCATTGCCCTCTGTGTAACCAGCAAACCGGCAAAAACCAGTGTTAAAGTGGAGGTGATCAAATGAACCTCCAAGACCTGATCAAAACCACACGACAAAGTAAGCCGCCCCGGATCGTTCTGCATGGGATTCACGGCATCGGAAAGTCCACATGGGCAGCCGGCGCACCGGCTCCGATATTCATTCAGACCGAAGACGGCCTGGTGTCTATCGATGTTCCGCATTTTCCGGTAGCAAAAACCCTTGATGAATTTTTTAACCAGATGGATATGCTGATTACTCAGCAGCACGAGTATAAAACGGTTGTTATCGACACCGCCGATTGGCTCGAAAAACTGATCTGGAAGACGGTTTGCGATGAAAACAAAGTCACATCTATTGAAAAGATTGGATATGGTAAGGGATACGTTTTCGCCATGCAGTACTGGGAAAAGTTTTTCAACGGATTGAACCTGCTCCGCGACAAAGGCATGGCCTGCGTTATCCTGGCGCATAAC